TTCATGGTTGTTTTCACCTACTACCCTTACATACCCTTGACTTTCTAAACTTTCAAGCTTTTCAGGGTGTTTTGATAAAACATCATCTTCAAGCCTTTCCATCCTTCCTGTTTTTTTTAATAACCAATATTGCATATTTATATCCTTAAAAATGAGGGTGAGTTGAACCCACCCTCATCTCAAACAAGTAGATTAATCTACGTTTCTGATTTTGATACCTTTCTTGTTATCAGTGTCATCTATTCTTTTTACTCCATAAAGCAAATCAGCGACTACTTTAGTACCTAAAGCATCAATGGAATATTCTGACTGAACTCTGACTTCTTGCTGTGCCGCAAATGCACAAGCTGTTTTATGAAAGATAACCCCTGAAATGGTGTTTGAATTACCACCACTTGATACAGTATTAGACATATAAACATCCATACCGTAAAGTGATCCTACCATTCCAGACCTTAATCCTCTGTTACCTTCACCAACTGCATCATTTCTGATAAAGAACTGAGCAATACCAGCAGAAGGGTTTAGAATGTCTGCAAACAACTTTGGATTAACAACCATTGCAACATCACCATCCATGTAAGGGATACCAGCATCACCTAATGTTGCTAAAGCTTCTTCAAACTTTGCCGCTGTAAGTGTGTCATCAGCAGATAGATTCAAGCTTAACTCAAGATTGGATAATTCAGAATAAATATCTGAATCGACTTGCCTAGCTAATGATTCGCCCATCATCCTGGAGTAACGTTCTACCATGTCTGCATTGCTTTGTATTTCAAGCACATCCTCAAAAAGCTTTGCAACGTATTTGTGCTTGTTCACAGTTAGTTGTGTTTCTGTGGTTGCAGTTGCATCATATTCTACATCATTACCAGCAGATTTATCTGATGCACTAATTAAACTAATTTCAGGTATATGCAACACATCACCAAAACCAGCCCCAGAAAAAACTGCTGAATAATCATCAATCAAACCTCTGAATACTGTACTTCTGTCAAAGTATTTATAGATTCCCTCACCCCAAATTTCCGGGATAAAGTGACTATCTGTACTGGCTGTTGTGGCATTACCTTGATACATTTTTGCCATTTTTTATTACCTTTTTACATATGATTGCAAGATAGCACCCCAATTTGCTCTTCTTTCTTCATTAGACATATCAACCCAACTTTTATTGTTTGTATTGACTGTTGCAGAAGGTGTTGAACTTGTATCAGGTACTGGTTCTTGCACTTCAATTTTAAGTTTTTCAGATAAGGCTCTTAATTGAGAAACAGATAAATCTTTAAATGTTTCTCTTTCTTCCTCACCTAATGAATTAAGCAGTTCCTCTTTATAGGCTAGTTCAGCACCTTTAAGCCTTTCATAATCAGATTTCATTGAATCTAATTCTGATTGTCTTTTGTTTGCTAATTCTTCCCATTTGTTCTGCTCTGCAAGTTCCTCTTCTTTTTTCTTTTCCAAAGAGGCTCTTAACTCAGCAAGTTGAGACTCTGCTTCTTGCGCCCTTGATCTATACTTCTTGCTTTCAGCAATTAAATTACCAACTTCAGGGCTGGTTGGTTCTTCATTCTGGCTTTGAGTTGCCACCTCTTGTACATTATCTTGTACTGCTTCTGTTGTAGTTTCAGACATTCTGCCTTCCTTTTACTTGTTAAAATTTACCCCTATAGGTGTATTTTTTAAAATCATCATTGTTTAGTAGATATAATAATATCTTTTTTAGCAAACTTAATTATTCTTTCATCAATAATTTTATCAAAATAATCCTGTACAAAATCTTCATTCTTATCATTCAATCCAAAAATATTTCTACCCATTTTAGCATTATCTTCTACTTTCTTAGCTTGTCTATAATTTAATTCTACACTTATGTTTGTTGCTCTTTGTGCCTTGATTGAATTAAGCATCTTACCAGTTGCTCTTAAATCTGGGGGTGATGTTTGCCTAAATTTTCCTTTCCCTTTAGCAACTGCTTTTCCTTGTGATTTTCTTAAAGCATATTTAAAACTATATTCTGGGAAGTCTTTACTTTTACCAGAACCATCTTGACTAATTCCTTTCACAGTATCTTGTAATATTTTAGTAACCAGTTTACCACCAAGCACTAACCACTGTGTTTTCTTTGTTTGCAGTAAGTCTCTAAATTTTACTTTCATGCTTTTAGTGTCCAGCTATGGCGGCAGTTAAACCCACCTCTTCTTCCAAAAGTTGTTTTTAATTTGTTGACTTGATCTTCTGTGTAACCTTCAGGAGGTTCATTAGCTATTGTTTCTTGGCAGTCTTTTCTAGTTCTTGAATCGTCAGGACCGAAATATGTCCATCTTACGTCTTGTCCTTTAAATACTTGGTATCTTGCAGTGTCATCAAAGGTTTTAATTGCAGTATCTACAGCAACATTTAACTGATAATCTGCAAGTTTAGTTTGAGTTAATAAATCAACCACCTCATTTGATGGTCTGCCATTATATAAGTTTTGAAATATTAAATTAGTTAGTTTTGTAGAATGTGCTTGTGCTTCTCCTAATAAATCAGCAGTATTTAATTCTTGTAATGTTTGAAGCCCTTGCAATCCTTCCCCAACAGTAAATGCTATTCCTCTTGATTGTGCCAAAGCAATAGAATCTTGTAGTAGTTCACCATATCCATTTTCTAAATTATTTAAGGCATCACCATATCCAGCATTTATTAGTTCATCAAACAGATTTAATTGACCTATGGCATCTATTAGTTGTCTATCACTTAATCCACTTAACCCATCAACAACCCTTGATAAGTTTGAGTTAAATGAACTTTCTAATGTACCTATCTCTGATATGAACCTATCAACTACTGACTGGGGTTGTGCCATTTAGTATTCTTTGAAATGTTGATTGTGGTTGTGGTGGTTCAGATGGTGCTTGTTCTTCTTGTATTTCACCTAGCTTTTCTTCTAGTTCTGCATCACTCATATCTTTATTAAAATATAGTAATACATCTTTTTGGGTAATGACACCATTAGCAAGTTTCCAATCAAGTAGTTTTAATTCTTGATCTATGCTCATTGGATAACTTGTTTCAGCAAAATCAACTGAATATTCTTCAGATAGGTTTAAAACATTATGCACCTCTAACACTCTTCTATCTATCTTATATCTTTCATGCTCCCATTCTCTAAATATTGATATATCACTTTCCCTTGCTTCAAGGTTTTCAATTTCTAAGATTTTAAGAGCTTCACCAGATGGTGCATTACCTACTGAATCACCCCATCTAATTCTTAGCTGGTTGTTCTCTGCAACTTGGTTAGCCATAGACTTTGTTGCTTCAATAAGTTCTACAAGGCTACCACCAGGTGAGACATAATTAAATGATGCTCCTTCTGGTAGTATATAAGCATTATCAATTCCAGCACTTAATTTGCTTTGGCCATCTTCAATTCCTGTGAATACTGCTTGACCTAACCTAAACCTTACTGATAAAGCTATTTCAGTCATTGCTATAGCTATGTGATGTGCAGTCCTAGTTACATCATAACTATTTTTTGAAAATGCAACCTTACTTATTGGAATTATACCGTAAGGATTAGTCATCTCTGTGTTGTCACCAACTGCATATCTTTTACCCTTTTCATCAAACTCAAAATGCAGACCTTCAATTTCATCCCTTGTTTCAGACCAAAATACAAACCTTCTTTTGGAATCATCTATGCTTTCTATTTCATAACTATATCCAAAAGGTTCAGTATCACCATAAGCATAATACTCTTGCACCTTTGGTAGCACCTCATATTCAAGCCTTTCTTTCCTTTCATTGTATCTTGTTTTCATATAACAAGAACCAAGCAACCAAGCCAACTCAGCATATTCCCTTGTCTTAGAATCTAATTTATAAGTAATGTTTTTATAATCATCATTCTGTTCACCATCAATTAATCTTAATGGGGCTTGTTTATATAACATCATTCTTGCTTTAGCAAATCTAGGAACACAAGAACTGATAAATGGAGGAACTTGACTTAGTGACTCACTTGCAAACCAAGGTTCTAAGTGACTATCTAAGTTTTGATTGTAATAGAAATCTAATGATTCCATCATGTTGTAATCTTCCTGTGCCTTTTGATTATACCCAGCATTCTTTACACTTTGCAATACTGCCATTTCAGATAGTTCTGGGATGACCACCCTATTTACTGACTTACCAAAATTATACATCTTAACCTCTTACCATTTCATTGATGAACCAACCATTCTTCTGATTGGAAATCTGTATTCAATCCCATAACTACAAGCATCTAGTGCATGGGTTAGTTCCATATTATCCTTTGCTAATCCACCCCTTCTATCCCTTTGACATTGTTCTAAATCTTTTACCAGATAAACACACTTAGGATCAACAGTCATGCCTACCTTACCTTCTGCATCCTTTAGCTTTCTATTTAAAGCATTTAGCCTATCTACATGACTAGGGTGTGATTTTTTTGCTCTGATTAGAAAAGAATGATCTCTTAGAATTTGGTGATCGCTTCTTCTGCTTGTTGTGCTTCTGGCTTTACCAGCCGGATC